TTCCCAAAATCTGATACATTTATTTTCTTGCCATCAAATTTAGTAAGTACATCTTTAATAACATTCTTCTCTGCTTGTTTCACATCAGCTCTATTCATAAAGTCCTGTATGTATTGTTTAGCAATTGTAGTTTTCCCTTTGAGATCTTCGAGCATCTTAGAAGTAAATTGTTCAGGTCATTTGTACTCTTGTGCTGGTTGGATGATAGGTTTTTTCTCAGGAAGATCCTCGATGAGTTCGTCATATTGTTGATACTTAGCTTCTTGTATTCATAATAGGTCATCTTTCTCCCTTTGGAGTAATACACTCTCTTCTTTGATATTCAAAGGCATAGTAGAAAATTCTTCACCATGTTCTGTTGTTATCTCTTGGAGTCTGTTGTCTATCGATATAAGTTTTTGTGTTGTATTCTTCTGATTGAAAGTAGGATCTATATTTGACATAGGAGAATAACTGTTTTCTGCTCATGCAATATTATTAGCAGCTTGTGTTCTTGCTTCATCCATCATTCATGCTTGTTTGTTTTGTTCTCATAGTTCTATATATTTTCCTATTCATCACATCGTTCAGAAAGGAGAAGATCATACTACTCACATAACATAGCTATCTAACGCTCATTCAAAAAGATCTCTGCTTCAATCAAAATATTTCACAGTTGCGTTTTGTAGAGCTTGTTGTGCGACTTCTGTCATACCCTCAGTATTTACTGTCACTAGAAAATCTTTTACAGATTGTCAAACCATCTTCTTTTTAGATAATTGTTTTATAGCGAAACTTACAGCTTTCTGTGTAGCTTCTTTCTTTATTTTTGAGAATAGAGTATTAAATCATGGAATTTTTGAAAGTAGTAGTCTATCAGCTATTATATCTAAAGCAGCGATAGGCACTCATATTGCCATAGCTACAGGTCCTGCTATATCATTATCCACATTACTATTTTGTAGATCTTCATATACTCATTGTACTGATGGTCAGTAGAACATAGCTCACATACCCAATGCTCATCAAATAGGTCATCCAGCAGCAGATCAAACTACAGCAGCAGGAACAGTAGCAGCAAGTTGTCATGCTGTTTGAGATATTATATTCGCCCAGTATCATGGATCTTTAGCAACTCATGTCTTAAATGCTTCTGATATTCATACTTTCCATTCAGGTCTTTCTTCTAGATATGGACTATTTATAGCATTTTGTGCCTGTTTATCTTTTCATTTTTGATATGATGCTTCATTTTTCTTTATAGTTTCCGGTGACATTATCCCTACTTGTCATAGAGTATTAGATATTGGTCAAAGATATGCTTGTTTACCTGATACAAGAAGATCCGAAAAAGATCTATTGAAAGTATCGAAAAGATCTTGTACTTTTGTTTCTTGGTATCAAGCGTCAGAGTATTGTTTTCTAATTGTAGGAGTTGCTCAAAATACAGGAGCATCTTTAGATGTCAATCTTTCTAGGAAATTCTTTGATGGATCTACCATAGGAGCAGCAGGTTTTGGTTTGCTAGGGTTCGTCATTATAGGAGTTTCCTTAGTTCCGACTGGAGCAAAAACATTGAAATTCGTCTTTGGCATCTCAGCTACCGATCAACCTAAGCTAGTGGCAGAATTGGTGCTAGAAATTTTGTCTTTATCAAAATCAAATACTGATTTTATACTCGACTTAAATTTTTGTAGTATATCTAGCATGATCGATTGTTTTTTGATAAAATATTAGTCAAATGGATTTAGTGCTGATATAACCTTTCATACTTTTGTCTTACTCTTTTTCAATCACAATTGATCTAAAACACTATTCGCTCAACTTCTTCATAATTTATCTATAAGGGTGTCAGTTATTAGTTGTGATTTTGATATATCAGTCTCTCATGCTGCCAAGCTTATTGCTGATGCGTATTCTGTTGGAGTAGCTCAATCTCAAAATACATCATCAAAATTCGCTCGAACATAATTCAATGCTCTAGGTCATCATACTGTATTATTCAGATACGCTAGATAGTCCTTACTCTCTTTGTAGTCATCACCAAAAGCAGTCTTTATAGCATTCACAGCTGTGGACATCTCTCATATACTAGATTTTTTAGACAAGTTTTCTGAGAATAAAGCGTTTGTAAGGGTTCATACTACTCACTCTCTCGACATATCAGATAGTCATAGACTTGCTAGAGTCTTTTTATTGAATACATTAGTCGATTTTATAGATCAATTATATATTCATTGTATGATATCATTTGCTGATGATCTAGGAGTTCATCCACTAGATCAAGCTTTTCTAAACTTTGCTAGATCCAATTCATATCATCTTTGATCGTTAGCAACTTTATATGCGAAGTCTCTCTCGTCTTTTGCCATATCGTATTGTGCTTTTTCAGCTGATGCTTTTGCTTGTTTATTGCTATTTATAGAGTTCAATATAAATTCATATCATTTGATCTCCATGTTCTTGTTGTACTCTTTTATCTCGAAAGCAAGTTTTGCGTTCTCTGTCGCATCCTCTAGTTTCGCTATTTGGTTTTTGTATTGTCCGTTCAACGCTTCTCGTTTTCTTACGAAAGGTTTTGTTTTCTCTACAATATAAGACTCTAAGAAAGGATCTCCGGTTGCTTCTCATCATCTCTCTACTACTTTTGTTTTTATATCATCAGAGAAAGCGTTTATCTCATCTCATAGTTTATTGAGTTCTGCTTCTGACTCTCTAGATGCTGTCTTTGCTGCTTGTACATCATCATCAGCTGCTAGATATGCTCATACTGTTGGTAATTTATCTTCTGTCATTGTTTGGAAAATCTTTAGACTCAATGCTCATTCAAGTCCAGTACCTAGAAAATCTACTACTCCACTTTCTTGGAGAGCAAGAGATATGTCCGAACTAAATCCAAACGCTTCCGAAAGAACTTTGTTTACTATACTGTTTCCAGTAGTTGTATTATTTATTGCGTTCGCATCATTCAGGATCTGTCACATACCTTTATTTATAAGATCGTTCCATCCAACACTTCATTGGTTGAGTCTTCCTGATTTTATTTGGTTCGCAAGATCATTTACATTCATAGACGAGAAAGTTTTTAGGTTGTTAAACCTACTCTTTGCGTTCATATAACTAGGATTTTGATTGTTCTCAGTCATTTCTTCTGATACACTTTCTCCTTTGAGCATCATCCCAAAGAAGTCATTAGAAGTATATGGTGGGATCTGTCTAGTAATAAGGTTATTGATTGTGTTCGCTGTGTTTTGATACCAGTCCATAATAGCAGGATCGAGTTCTTTCCCTTGTCTTCTCACTATGTCTTCGATGATCGATTGCTTTCTAGTAGCATCAGACATTGACTTCATATTAGGATTGCTCAACATCAGTTGAGAAGCTATAACTTTATTACGCTCATTCATATATCATGGTATTCATGTTTCTTGATCTATCGCAGGATTTCAGAACTTATTCCAAAATGGACTATCAGGAGAGTTTGAAAGTCAAAGATTTTGGTCTTGTTTTATGTTGTTTATATTTCATTGGTCTATTGTCGCTCATTGTGCGTTCATCGCTGATTGATCAGCTATAGGAGCATTAGCATTTGGCATAGTGTCTCATATACTAGAGTCAGATCACATCATCATAGCATTTCCTGCTCATACTCATCATACAGTAGAACTTCATCCATTGACTCATCCACCTCATCAGGCAGATCATCATGCGTTGCTTTGTGATGGTATAGCAGAACTTCATCATCCACCAGCAGCATTAGATTGTCAAGCAGCTCATCATTGTCAAGCATCAGCAGATCATTGAGCAGGAAGTCATGTTGCCGGATCAATAGCAGCAGGAGCATTTTCACCTGTTGTGTTTGGATCTAGTTCAGTAACAACTCATGATGCTCATTCTGTTCAGTTATCAGTAGGATTTTCAGGATTTGGATTATTTGGATCTTGTATATTTTCTCATATTTTAGAAATATTCTGTAATGATTTTACAGTCTCTTGTGCTTGTGCTGTTTGGTTTTGTGGAAGATTGCCAGCTTTTGCGACAGCAGTTCATGCTGCTTTTGCTATTGTTGATGATGATACATTGTTCGCAGCAGCTTTCTTTATGGTCTCTCATACATCAGGTTTCCATCATGTTGTATTGATCCATCTAGTCTGTGCTTTAGCAGCAGCAGATTTAGAATTAAACTGTTGGTTATTGAAAGTAAAGTTGTTTCATTGCTGTCATATCTGAGGAAGAGTTGCCATAGTAGAAATTATTATTAGTTAAATCAATTCTCTAGATACTCACTTACACTAGTAAATTCATACTGTTTTGGAGTAGCACTTCAATTGGATTTTAGAACAATCTTCACTTGTACTCGCTGATAAGAATAATTTGCCAGTTCATTAGCAGATATCAACTGCCATTTCGTTGTTTGAGCAGGCAGAACAACATTAGCAGTTCATGGATAAGCAGCACCATCGATAGAGAAATATAACTCTATACTTGTGTTCGTTGGTATCTCGAACGCTTCAAACACATGATCGATCTTCTTTTTCTTTTCCATCGAGTCACCATAGAACACTATTCATTCTAGGTATCATTCGGTTTTGTATGTCGAAGAACTCTCTACATATACATCATCACTATCGTCAGCATAATATATATATCATCCTATAGGAGTATTCTCTACAAGAGAAGTTATATTGTTTGTCTCGATAGATGATATAGAAAAAGCATATCTCAGATCAGAGAATTTTCTACCAAACTTAAATATAGTTTTGTTATATGAGACATAGAAGAAATATGGATCTAGTCACAAAAGGTTTTGTGGGATATAATAATTAGATCAGCTCTTCCCAAAGTCAGAGAAATTGTAGTTATGGAGCTTTGTTTTAGCATATCAATTGAAAAGATACAGTCCATCGCTACATACAACATAATCAGTTGTTCCATCGGAAACTACTGCTTTGAAGACTATGTTTTTATATTCCGTACTGTCAGAGACATCCTCTCTCCAAAAATATAGATTACTCGCAACATTCATATAATTTATGTATACTTTCAGATTACTATTGAGAAATGTTAATCATACGATCTTTGCTCATGTTCTATAGGTTTCAGATGTACTGGCAGCAGATAATGTATTTCATGAGCTATACAAATATTTCCCAGCCCCTCGATACAATAGTGTATCTTTGTAGTTATAAACTGGCAAGTCGTACGACTCATTCGCAGAAAATCATTGGTATCAAGCAGCAAATGTTAGAACATCCTCAGTACATGAAGCAAATGTTTTGAAGTCATCTCATGTAAATTCTATCTTATGTACTTTTGTGGCAGTAAAAAACACCAATAGATCAGTAAATGTAATGGCATTTAGTATATTTTTATCTAATCATGTCATAGTATACACAAGAGCAGGTCAAGATCATGAGTCTATATATACTTTTCAATCAGCAGAAAAATATGCGTTTGATTGTATATCGTTTGGTAGTCTTAGGATCTTGTTGATATTATTTGTTGGATCTGTTCAAAAACTCACCTGAGTAAAATCTTTCGACAGTTCAAATGATTTAGAACTCTCGTATATATTTACATTTTGAGAGTACGCATAATTGTCACCAGTTCATAGGAATTTTTCCTCTGCCTGCCCTCAGTATGCTCTATCGATACTATAAATTGCCTGTGGCTTTTCTCGTGCCATACTACCTCATATATCTAAGTAAAGATGACGGTAAGTGTTCTTGTAATGGTCAGTAATGTCTACTTATCCATCGATCCTCACATTTCATCTTACCTGTTTCGTATCTTGCTTCCAATTGTAGCTGTCAATCGAAGTCTCTTACATGTCATCTAAATTTCGCTGCTGTTCACATGATCCAATGTTTCACAAGTTTTGGTTCTATATATATGTCAGCATCATCTGTACTTGTTGTAAGAGTTGTTATTTCAGGTATATAATCAAATAATACTCATTCTACTACAGCTTCTTGTGGGAAAGGATATATATATAGATTGTCATTGAAATAATAATATTTCGGAGCATCAAAATCTCATAACTGGTTATAGTCATCAGGAAATTTGAAGTCTATTGTACTTGGAGTACATACTTTGTATCATATATATACTTGTTTTCGATTATCAGAATCACCAGCAAATGTCGCTCATGCTGTATGATTTGCTAGACACACATAATCTTTACCTGAGTCAGATACTCTTTGTCATGCTGTATAAGCAGTACCGGTGACTCGCAGATCGTATCATGATGCTTGGTATTTCACAGACACCTCTTTCATCTTTTCAAAATCAGCAGGAAGAGCATATACATTCGTATATACTATTGTATTACTCTTCGATGTCTTTCTTATATAATCTTCGTTTGTGAGTTTCTTTATGTCGATCAACTCTTGGTATATATCATCACAATAGCGTATAGCAGGAGCAGCAACTACATTTACATCACTTAGCCCAGCTTCGATATACGCAGCAGCAATAACATCCGATACTATTCCCATGATGATAGGTTAGATACTAAATGATAATTCCTACGGAGAAGTTACCCTCTCCGTAGTGTATTATTAGTTAAGATACCCACATTTAAGATAGTTCACAACCAATGTATCACATACATCAGAAGCCTGAATAAATCTCATGTTTGGCACTACCATATCACCACTATCAAAAGTAAATGTTTGAGATACTTTTGGTTGGTATAATTTACCACTTGTGTCCAATACATCTAGTGTTGGATCATAACTCGTAAAGAAAGTTGCCTTTCCATCAGAAGTTACTTCAACTCTCAATGTGATTGCGTTTGTGTCAGCAATAACATCAGTAGAGTCTACAAGAGTTTCAGTTGCGTTGTTCAATCTACCAGCTGTTTCGATCTTAGCTCATACAATTGCTGCGTAAGCATAATCAGTATAAGAAGTTCTAGCAGCAGCAGAAGCACCAAGTTTTCTAAATCCTAGCAATAATCCAGCAACTCCTGATACATCAGAAATTGTAAATCTAGCTTCAATATAGAAACCAACTGGTTCAGCTCCGATTTCAAATACAAATCTAGAGTCAGCTTGGTTTGCTTCGTTCAATCCAATATCAAATCCATCTCATGAAGTAAGATCCCCAGCGATAGACAATCCAGTCGCAACAGTTGTTGGAGCAAGAAGAGTTTGAGCGTTGATATTTCTTACATATAAAGTTGAATTAGGTGTTCTTACAAAATTTGTAAGGGCATCAGTTGTTACTGGAAGAACATTTCATAGAGGTCACATAGCGAACGCTCTATCAGTAAAGTTATCAATCACTTGACTCGCAGACATATTAAGGTCACGAGACTTGCGAGATACTTGTTTCAAGTCCAATTGTGTCATGGTTATTATAGTACAAAAGATAAAAAGGTATTATTATACGACTGCTCCAGCACATTCAAACACTACTATAGATGCTTGATTAAGAATTTTAGGAGCAAATGATTTCTTCACACCTATTGTCATTCTTTGGTTCAAGGCATCAGCTGTTCCAGCTGATCCAAATCCATGTATAATTGTTTCCATAGATTGTAGTTCAGATACTCCATAAGCTCTTTTTCCAAAGAAAGTAGATGGGTATACTGTTACAGTAGAAGCGTATGATTTTACATTAGCAGACTCCATAATTCTTACACCATGGATCATACCGATTTCTCCTTTGTAAATGTCATCTTGTCCAGCAGTAGTATACTGCTTGATTTGAAGCCATCCACCAGCACCAGACTCTGTTTTAATTCGGTGAGATACAAATGGGTGAAGTATTCCACCATAAGCACCTGCTGCGAATTTAGGAGCGTTTGCTGCTGCCAATTTAGTAGCAACACAAGCAATATCGTAAGTAAACATAATGTTTGTAGCTCCGATAGCTGCTCTGTTTGCTGCTCTAGTTCCACCAGCTGTTGTAGCTGCCAATACTCTATTTGTAGCATTATCAGTTACTTCATTCTGAATAACATTATCACATATTCTAGACATATTGTCTCCAAGAATTTCAGATACAATCATAGAAAGATTGAAAAGTTGTTTCAACTTTACTTTGTCAGTAAGGATAACATACATTCCATATTGTTTTGATTGTACTGAGATTGTTTCTGCTGTGAAAGATACATCGTTTGGAGTTACTCCATCGATCAATTCTGCCTGAGCAGGACTGTAAGTCAAAGCAGGAAACTTAGCCCAAACTATATTGTCAGCACCTACTTCTGAGATAGGAGCTTCTCCAAACTGGTTGAAGATAAGATTTGGTTCAAAATTTTCTAATACTCTTCTAACTACCTTGTCAAGAAAAGTCTTGTCAGAAGTAGATGAGCTGGATTTTAATCCACTATAATTCATCATTGTATTGCTTGGTAAGCAAATAAAAATCACCTCTACTTACCATCTGTTTATTTTTTATTTAGTATAGTTCTTTACCATATCATTGTACGCTTCATCATTCCCTCAGTCTTGCGACTTTGATCATCATTTAGCATCTCATCCAAAGCTATTGACAGAACGGTTTGATCTCTTGTCTTCTGTATCATTTCTACCAAACAATACTGAGTACGCTTTTTCAAGACTATATCCATATTGATTTTGTAGATCCTTTACATGTTTGAGTTCAGGTTCTGTAATTTCAGGATGTTTTTTGAAGAATATTCATAACTCCCTTTGTTGTAGTGAAGAACTTTTGTCATTGTCGATCAAGTTTCTAGCTTCTTTTTTGATCAGCTTCTTGATAACATTGAGATCTTGTTCATCATACTTCTCTTGAAGTAATGCGAGATCATCGTCGCTGAGATCATCTTCCTTAGCTTTATTAGCCAATTCTTTCTCTAGCTGTGATATTCTCCTATTTTGGATGGTGACAGTAGAATGATACTTCTTCTTTCGATCTTTCTTTTGGGATTGATCTCAATCATTAGTTTCTTCTTCGTCATCTTCCATTTCTTCATTGTCCAAATCAGTTTCTTCTTCGTCTAACACATTTACGCCTGTGTCCAGCTCTTCATCATTTACGCCTGATGATAGCAATTGATCAACTGTCATGTGATCTACATGTTAATAATAAAAGATTTTGCTAATGCAAGAGAATATTTCAATGGCATTATATGGGAGTAAGAGGACAAACAGATGGTTGATCCGGTGAGGAAAGATCTTGCCATAAAAACCCCTTACCCCCATATAAAACCGTTAAGGTCTTATAGCTTGACATAGCGTAGTAGTTCCTCAGCAAATTTCTCGTCCATTTCTTTGAGTCTATCTACTATCGGTTTCTTGTTCTCCTCATCCGATGATAGTATAGCTTCAAATACTGATAGAGAGTCCATTGGTAAGTTCATAAATATGTATATCACAGCGAGTCTTTCTTTGAGTAGATGATCTACATTATATCTCAATGTCTGATCAGTAGATGGAGTCCATATCAACTGCTTTATATCTTGTGCTTTATCATGTAGCTGTGCCGATATAAACTTCCATCACTCACTCTCTTGTAGTGTTCTAAGGTCTCCAACCAGCTGCTCAGGTAGTTTTTGCTTTGCTTTCTCTCGAGATTTCTTCGCTTTTGACGCCATTGTTTTTTGGTTTGTAGATAAAGTCTTCTCTATCAAATCCTATTCCCTCTATAGCAAGATACTTACATATAGTGTCGATATGATCTCTGTTGGAATACTCTATTGATTGTAATAGCTCGACATTCTTCCATTGATCATGTGCGATCCCATAAAAATCAAACACTACATGGAGTTCTGCTGATCTGCGAGTTTCACTATCTCTATCCATATATCATTTGTATGCGTTGTTAAATCATCTATTCTCTAACATAAACATACAGATCCTATGACATTCTTTGATAAGAGGTAGCATCTCATAGATAGCATTTAGTCTTTCTAGGTCATACTCTGTTATAGTCGATACTTCTTCCTCTGATGGATTATTTTCTTCTAATTCTTCTCCATCTTCTTCTTGTTCGATTATTTCATCATTACTCTCACTTTCATTCATCAGTTCCAAGTCTTTCGGCAATGTTGCTTGGGATGATCAATCATTGTGCTGTGGATTGATCGAGTCCAATCGCATGTTCACTTCTAAGGTTTTTGTTACTATCCTTTGATCAGCTCTCTCCGGATCATTCTCCTCATCCAACAACTGCTTTAGTGCTTCAATCTCCTCAGCTGCTAGCTGTTCCGTCTTCCCTTTCTCCCATAGAGCTTCAAGTTTCTTTAATTTCATGTGGTGTAGTGGTCTTGCTGTTGTCATTTTGTATAGGTGTATTAGGTGATAAAAGACCTATTGTTTTTTTAATCTCATTCATTTCAGTCATCATTCATTTCAGGACATCGGTAACAAGTTTCATCTCCTCATTGCTTTGTCCTGCTTGTTCCTTTTTGATTGCTGCTAGATGCTCTTTCTCATTATTTGTAAACGCTCCATAATTTACATGAAGATCTAGTCCTGTTTGTTCATCCTCAGGATGTTTGTCATTATATTCTTGTTGGAGTGTTTGATAGTCGAAGTTACTATAATCAGTATCAGGATCATCAAATCATTCTCTACCACTTCTAAACAATCAGAGAAAATAGTCATTGATTATCGCACAATGACTTTCTCTTGGTTTGTATCTGAGATATGCTTTGTAATTATTTTTTCTGCTATAAGGTATTCAGTAGAAGTTAAGAACTTGATCGATCTTAGACATTCATGTGGTTTTAGCTACATATTCTTTCATCCCATCCAATTCCATATCAAATCATAACTTCCCTACTCCTGCTATTACATGTTCTACTTTCTCTCCCCCCATAATTTGTTTTTTAGCAATTAAATAAGATCTGCGAACTGTACTAATATATCTTTATAGTTTTCTAGTTCTGATTTTCTATTCTCTATCTCTTCTTTTTTGTTATTGATTTGGTTTATTGTTGCTCTTCTGTGTCACATAAGACTCATCCATATACTAAAATTCTCATCATCAGGACTAGGTTCTAGTTCAAACTTAGATAGTCCGTCCTCTATTTCTACCAATACTTGTTGATTAGTTTCGATGATGTTTGGTATAGTCACACAGATCTCTAGAATACTTTTTAGGTATCAAGATACATGAGCTGTTCTAAATGTAGTAATATCTGATTGAGATAACAATCACATATCGACCATCTCTTTGAGAGGAGTTTTTTCGACTACATCTAAAGAATTTACTCTTTGTTCTTCTAGCATCTTATATGCCATTTGTTTTTGTTCTTCTGTAGGTTCAAATTTAGGTTGTGTTTCTCACATGTGTATATGTTTTTATAAATATAAAACTAGGTTACATCTGAATATCTTTCAGAGTTGATCATTCTTGCCCACCTTTGCTGATCATATCAGCTGTCATTTGATTAGACATACTATTAGTATTAGCGTTTCATTGTCCGTTGTCAAGGACTTGTTGTTTCTCTGCTTCTCTATCTTTTTTCTTCCTCTGTTTCAACATCCTGATCCTATCCAATACAGCAAATCTTGTAGCTTCTGTTGGCTTCGCTTGTCTATATACTTCGATATAGTCTTCATGGTGTTCATCTATCTGATTAGGAACTAGCTCATCCAATTTCTCGTTATCATTAAGGAGATATAGTTGTGCTTTTGCTTCCATCTCTTCGACAGACTCTTTCACATATCTTAGGATCTCATCCTCAGGGTATCATAGAAGTCTCAATGCTTTCCTCATAGACATTCTTACTTCCAAAGGAACATAAGGCATCATGGCAAGTTTTTCTATATATGAGTGTAGGACAACATGATTAGAGAATAGTTTTCTGCTGTTCATCTCAAACTCAGTCTTTGCCACTATCTTGATATGAGGATCTCAGCTAAATGTAAGATACTTATGCTCAAATGTCATATACTTATCACCATACTCTCTAGAGATAACAACTTGCTTCTTTCAATCCTTTGGGAAATGGTACTGATACATCATGAGCCATTTTCTTCGGAAGTCTTTATAGAATATCTGAGCGACTCTTGTCGATAGAGAGAGTCTGACATTAGCATTAGTTGCGTTGTCTCTTATCTCAGTAGCTGTTTGATTTCATTCAGGAGATAGTCACAATTGATTAGGTCATATACTTGTCTCTTCATAGTTGAGCTGTTTGATCCTATTCTCTACTGTGATATTATCTTGTGGTACTCAGCTTCTTTGGAGTTCTGTTACTATATTGTTTACATTCTTTTCTCATCCATTTGTATCAACAAGTATTACCTCAGGAAACTCTGATAGCTGAGATAGTTGTGCTTTATTCTTTACAGCTTTCTCATCTACTATGATATGGTTACCGAGTGATGATCTTACTGATTGTTTGACTGCTAGATTAAGGATCAATGATAGTACTCTCTGTTTTCTATTAGTAATATCATATGGTTTGATCCCCATAGGAAATCATTTTTTAGGTTTCCAAAAGTCTAGCGATAATGGGAATACAGGTTTTCCTCATATCTTGTAGTCCAGCTCTACATATCTGATCAATAGAGATCATGAGTTGGCAAGTGTAGCAAGATATTTTGTTCAATCTGATTTAGTTCCGAAGTGATTGTATACTACAAAATAAGCAGACTCATCTGTTGATTGATCAGCTTGTAGTGATATATTGGATCAATTGTCACTCATGGTATTTGTTTTGTCATCGTTCCATACTGTATCGACAACATCATCTATATTGAAGAAGTTTCATGGATCTATCATCTGCTGTTTAGTCATCTTTCAATGACATCCATGTCGTCTATATTTATCAGCGTGTCATCGTCCATCAGGATCAGGTCTATAATGTTCTACTGGCATAACAATAGCGATAGGAGCATTTGTATACTCGTTCCATCAATCTCGTTCAGCAACAGCGACTCATCATAGGTATTTATCCATTCATAGCTCATATTCTAATAGGTCAAGTCATAACTCATCTCTAGCATCATACTCAGCTGTCTTGGTGATGATATTACTATTGTCCATATCAGACTCATCTGTTCCAGTAAACATAACTTTCATCTCATTACTATACGATAACGCCATAAGCATATCGACATTATTATAGAGAAGATTGTAATCTACATAGAAAGGATCTGATCTATTTTCTAGATCGAGGTATCATTTTTTGACATCAGCATAAGTAGATAGAACTTCGCCCAGAGAGTCTTCGGTCTTTTTAAGCTCTTTTATTACTGTTGCTACTATCTTATCTACATCTACATCTTCATCTTTGATCGACTCTTCCGTAAAAGTCTTTCAATGAAGCTCTCATATACTATATCAACCATCATCTCCTGTTGATTTTTTATTAGATAGCTTCTCTCTGAGTTTCTTTTGTTTGTTTATTCATTCCTCTGTGATAACTTCTTCGACAACAATCTCATCTCACTCAGGTCATGTTTTTTTGTATGATGATTTTCCTTTTGCCATAGTAGATAATGTTTATAGATAAACAAACTATTTCTTTTTATTTTGTACTGCTTTCTTCACTTTATCAACAACTTTCTCCATTACAGACTTCTTAGCTGGATGTGCTTTAGCTTCTTTTTTAGGTTTAGGTTTATATAACTTAGTCTTACCAGTCTCTAGATCTTTGATAGTTACTTGTCCAATAATAGATTGTGATTCTAGATCTACATTTTTTACTGGTCATAGAATAACTTGGTCTTCTGTTCCATAGTTTAGGTACGCTTTTTTCATGATATATTGTATAAAGGATTAAAACTATTTGATGGACTCTTTGAACTGGCTATACATTCACATATTCTCATGAGTCTCTTTCTTCTCACTAATCTTCTCGAGAAGAGTCTCGTCAATATACTGACATCCATATCCAAATCAATCAGCAGTATGTTGAGATCCATTCTTATGAACTTGATCAGTTCGACATCCATTTGTGTCGTCTCGTTTACGCTTGTAGTTTTTTAATTTGTTAATTCAAGGCAAACATTTCTTATGATCAAACCAACTCCTTGGGAATAACTTTCTCATAAGATCAATTCTATTTGATACAGCACCAGCAGGAGATCCAACAAGAGTAAAGTCGTATCACAAATCTTTGGCACTATCGATCCTAGTCTTTCCTGTCATAAGTGAGTGTACTCTCATATCATGTGGTCATATATGAGTAGCATAGTTATATGGTTTTTGGTCTATTATGTTTTCTAGAACATATGTCATAGAATATCAGGATCATTCTCGATAGTCGATCCATCTTATCTCAAATCAATACATTTGGAAAAATCGCACAGTCATATCATCTCATCATCATGCTCATCATATATCCCATGAAGTATAGACTGGAAGATTGTGGTCATAAGGAACTGAGGTGAGTCTATTGTCTTGATACATCATATTGATCTCTGTTTGGAGATATGATCATTCAATAGCAACTTCAAACGCTTCTTTGTATACTGATGGATATTCTCTCTTCATTTGGTCTCTGAGTTGTTTGAGTTTCAGATAATACCAGTTCTTCTGTCATTGGGTAAGCTCTACTCAGTATTCATCTTCTAGCTTCTTGAAATATACCTCTACATCTTGTGGAATAGTAACAACGACTCATTCATAAGAATAAGTTGTTTCTAGCCATCGAGGAAAGAATAGGAATTTATAATCCAAAGGAGCAAGAGGTTTTCATATCATTTTGTAATACTCTTCACATTTATCGAAAAAGTCTCAGTCGTTTCATTCGGCTGTAGACTCTATCGTAACTTCTTGTCATTGTGCGACAGCTTCGATCGCTCATGTTCTTATCTCATCAGCTTTTGCTGGTCGTTTAGCACAGATCTTTCCATACTCTGAGATATGGAGTCTTTGGAGTGTTCATCATCTGAAAGAATTAGAAACATATATTGATGATCCGTTACTGAAAGTTATCTCTTTGGAGTTTTGTTTATCATATTCTCGGTATCATTTCACAAAATCAGGAAGATTATCTAAGGCGACTTCGATCTTATCCTTTCTGATAATCCCAGCAGTTTCTCTATCTTGGGCGATTATACCTACGGAGAAATTAGAGTTAAATAACGCATCATCCAAATAATCTAGTTGTATCACAGTAGAAAATCCCATCTGCCTAGCTTTGAGTATTATATTTCTTGTATGCTTGTTTTTGAGATAGTATAGTTGGAACTTATTAGGAACAAATGAAACGATCTCTCATTCTTTATTCTTGATCTTATAGAACTCTCAGGATGTCATTCTCCATCGCTTTGACGACAATTTATCTTCCAGCTCTTGTATATCTTGCTGAGTATCTTCCATTTGTCAAGATGTTAAATAAAGGAGAGAGAAGAATTTACTGCGAGGATCTATTCGGCGATTTCTTCTATACTAAGGGAAACTTGACTTATATGTCTTTTTTCTTTGTGATCTTATCCAAAATACCTCTGACTGTTGTGTTTATTTCTCCACTATGTTCTATATCTTGTTTATCTTTATAACCAAATTTATTCTTTGCCAAGAACATAGCATATGATGGATTATAGTTTCATTGTAAGGCATTTTCATTGAGGATTGCTTCCTGTATTTGTGTTGCTCTTCTATATGCGTCGGAAAACTCAGGGTGTTTAAGCTCCCCATCGTTGCTTTTTCCATTGGCTCGTTCGTACAAAGTATCTCTGTGTACTCAGATGCTATGTGCGAACCTTTCGATCGTAGGAAATGTATTTGCTATAACTTTGTGTGTTTGTGCTTTGATAGATCATGTAGGCATATCTCAGAGTATTATCTCTCCGTCTTCATATCATTGGGTGAGAACTTTATCAGGGATCTTGTAATAGGTCTCGTCTATAACTACTGTATGAGCTTGTCTTTCCATAAATGATATAATAGCATCGCAATACTTTACATGATACTTTGTTGGTCTTCCTCATAGATTGTTTTTTTTCTTCCCTCATTCTTTGGTCATAGTTTATTGTTATGATGTAAATTAGATCTCATCTATTTTGTTTTTATCTAAAATCTAATGTAGATAGAACGAGTCCATCGTCTGTCAGGCGATATAATCTCTTGAAAGTTCTTCTCAGAATGTTCCTGTCTTTGATTACTTTCTTTATGAGATCTATTAAGTTGTTTTTGTATTCCATATGTAACATTATTGTAAGGATTAAACAGGGTATGAGTATCAATATAGCAATGATAACAACTGATGTCATATCATGGATAGGTATAAATATTGTCGGCGATTTAAGCACAACAACTTTGTGAATATGCCTTACTTATAGTATTATAGATCGTAATTACAAGTATTGATTTTATCGTCTAAAGTTCCAGTTCTCAGGCAACTTCTTATCATGGATCATCGACAAACAATTATATGTATTTATAAAATGGTTTTCGTTACTTGTAGCATATACAGTTCCTGTTGTGTTCTTGTATCTTGATAGATAGTCGATCGTATAGATATATGAGAGATATTTATTATTGAGGACTTTCCCTATTGCGTTAAATCATTGCTCTAGCGTTTCGTAGGATTGAGTGTCTCCTCTATCATTGTTTCCAACATTTCCTCGATTGTTTGCTGTTTTTAAGTGTTTTCCTAATGAGCTATCAGCATAAGATATACATACAATTATTTCCGGCTGGACTCTCCATATACGAGCAATTGTTTTGATTGACGACCAAACATCCACTCAGTCAAATCAGTAAGCGTTTAAGAGTTGGATCGAACGATCATCTCTAGTGTTTCATGTCAAATATACATACTTCTGACTATATCAATTGGAGTTTAGTCTCCATCGATCAGTAGGTTTCTTGTTTGTGAGATTTTCGTCTACTTGCTCTTGGATGTTGTTCGCTTCCATAGTAGGAGTAGATCTAAATATCAGAGTCATAAGTACTCATGACAAGATGATAGTGAAACAAAATCGATTGAACAATCTGTTTTGTACTTGTGTTGGAGTTAGATCTGTGTGTCGCTTCTTCATAGCATATTTGTTATAATATAAAGCAGGTGTCAATACCTGTACTATCAATTATACATACAAACAACAAAAAAAGCAAATTTTAGCACATGAAGTTTGTATAGTTCTAAACCTGTGAAACATATACCTTGGAAACAAAAGTATACATTATACTACAATTTACTACAACTTTCTCTTGATTTCTAGAAAAAAATGGTTACTATCTAATTACACAAGGGAAGCAGATACAAAGAAAGGGGAGTTGGTTACTTCTATTAACAACAACCTCTGCTTCAAAACTTTTGTATCATAACTCACACTACTATGTTTATACTGGCATGATCTTTCTTTATATGAGCTATGGCTACTATACTTGTTATGCCATATGAGAGAAAGACTAGAACACTATCTAATGTTTTTATTCGTTATAAATAACTATGACAGCAACAGAAGAGACTCCAATTGTAGAGAAGAAAGATGCTATCGCTCTATTAAAGACTGATGCGATCAAAAAGAAATTCGATGATCTATTAAAGGAGAATGCCTGATCGTTTCTTACTACTGTAATGACTATAGTATCACAAAATGATTTGTTGAAAAAAGCAGATCCTCAATCAGTATTTATGGCAGCAGTAACAGCAGCTTCGATAAAGTTGCCTATCAATCCTAATCTATGATTTGCGTATATTGTACCATACAACTCTAAAAGTTGAGTACAGGCACAATTCCAAATAGGGTATAAATGATTTATCCAGCTCGCCCAAAGATCATGAAGATTTAAGCATATCTCTGTATGTGCTATCTATCCATGACAGCTTACTGGTAACAATCCTCTTACTTGATTTGTGTTTGACTTTGATATTCCTGCCGAGTGAGATCCTATATGATATGCTGCGTATTTCCAACTGAATGAATGATTTGAGAAGACTATGTATATGACAGTAGATGATATGAAGAAACATTGAATGAAGTTCTCCCAATCATATAAAAAATGATATTGATTATGGAAAGATGAATTTGACACTATGGCACAAAAGACTGTATTGAAGCTATTGTTATCAAAATACGCTCCTCTATCAGTAGATTTAGAGAAAGCATTACTATCAGATCAATCAGTTATGACTGATGATAGTGTAATGTGAGAACAATATCCTGATAATGACCAACAAGAGATAATAAACACAGATGTAGAAGAAAAACTTGCTGATATAAAACCTTTAGATCCTGAGGAGAAAAAAGATGAATAAAACATATAGATTTTCCACAAAAAAACATTGAATGTTGATAGATATATGATCTTATATTATGTTCTGAATATGAGTAACAAATTGAGAACTACATATATGATTGTGACCAATAATATTATCATTTAAGTAATTTTACTTTGAAATATACAAACATGAGTAGCTATATAGAAAGAAATAGGGGATATATCACAAACTCCAAACTAAAACTATACATGCAATCAAAAGAAGCATACAAGAAAGTATATGTCGATGAGGTCGATACTTCGTTCGTTCCTGAGTCTCCTGCTTTGATACATGGAGATATGGTTGATAAATATGTACTCTCTAGGCATCTATTCGATCAGGAGTATGTTATACCAAATTGATCTCTGAAAGCTGATCTTGAAAGAGAATGTCTTGCGAGAGGTATACCAACACAATCAAAGGAGACAGTACAATCACTCAAAGATAAATTATATGGGAATAAGACAGTTCTCAATGATACACAAAGTTCTATGACACAAGGAATATACAAAGAGCTATCTAGACAGCCATTGTATGATATGGAGTGAGAATATGAACACCAAAAAGAATTGATAGTAGAATATAAAGGCATGAAACTAAAAGCTACTCTCGATAGATTATGAAAACAAGTAAGAGATCTAAAAACTTCAAGAGATTTAGAATACAACCAATATTATGATACAACAAAGATAGAAAATAAACTATGCCAAAATGATGAGTATGAGTATTGAATGCAACTTGCTTGGTATGTCATGATTGTATATATCCATACATGAGAGTGGAAAGATTGAATACTGGATATAGTAAAATCATCATGAAATTATGCATATGAAGCATATTACTACTCAGCAGACACATTGAAAACAATAGTGCACAGCAGGATCTTCCCAATATTAGATACCTTGATTGAAGACACCAATAATAATACATTTATAGACAATACGGAAGATAGAGGTAAAATATTAAACAATAGATATTATCCTATATTGGAGTGTTGAATACAGAAAGAGTTTAGAGAAATAGTACCAATCTTTTAATCCTTTATACAAAAAAACAGATGAGCCAAACAATAAAGTATGTACACATCAAAAATTTCAAATGAATAAAAGAAGTAGAAGCAAACAACCTATCAAGATTTGTCGCTGTATTCGGTAAGAACTGAGCAGGAAAGACAAGTTTCATTGAAGCAATAAAGTCAGCAATCAAACTAGAAAAGTGAGGTAACGCAAAAGTAAGGATCGGAGAGGAAAAATGAGAGATAGAAGTACATTTTGACGACTTCATAATCAAAAGAATTATATGAGATAAGTGAGATCTGAAAGTAGAACACAACGGAGAGCTTGTATCTAGACCACAATCTCGGCTTGATAGCGTATTCTTGTGAACTATTTGAGATCCTAATAAGTTTTTGAACCTACACAATAAGGAAAAACTAAAGTATTTGCTAGAAACACAGGGTATGAAAGAACAATATGACAAACTAGAAGAACAAAGGACTCCATTGTTTGATGCGAGGACAGGTTTACATAGAACATATCTTGCCAAAAAAGAAGAGGTTGATAAAACAGATACGAGTTCTTTTGAAGAATTAGATAATACTTCTGATCTGAATATCATAGAATTACAAGACAAACTAAAAAACATAGAAGAGTATAACTCAAAATACTATGATATGTCTTCAAGACTTGAAAGATGAGAAAATGTAATAAATAGTACAGAGCTAGAGATCAAACAAATAGAATGATCAATAGAAACTTTAGAAAGACAACTCTCAGAACAAAAAGACAAGTTAATAACTAAGAAAACAGAATATGCTAGGGCAATTGATCTAAAAACATCTATCGAAGAAGAAATACAATCGTTCGATAAACAAGATCCATCTGAAATACTCGAAAAAATAAACAAATATAATGAGTTACAACAATGACTATCAGATATAAAAGCAAATAAATCACTTTATGACAGACAAATTGCTGATAGAGATAGACTCAACAATGAACGAAGAGAATACGATGATAAAGTTACTGATATTGAAGAGAAACAAAATAAACTCATTGAATGAATAAATATATGATTTGATCTAAAACTTATCGATGGAGTCATGTATGTGCTTATTGATAAAAATACACAGGACTGGATTGCTTTGGATGAACTCAATAAAGCACTACAACTAGAAATATGAGTAGATATATGTTTGAATTGACCAAATAAAATAAAAGTCATTACTATTGAAGATGCGAATACACTAGATCCTGATACATTAGAGAGATTGAAAGAAAAGATTGAGAAATATGATGCTCAATGTTTCCTAGAAACAGTATACTCTACAGGATATGAAGAAATAACAATCAAAGACTGAACCTATTTATCTAAATAATATACCATGAGCGAAATAGAAAAAATGTATAGAGTATGAGATGTCACTAAATTACTATCAGTAAGCAGAAAGACTCTCTATAAATGGATCAACGAGTGACTCATAAAATCAGTAAAAGTTATGTGACAGATAAAGATCCCTGAGTCTAGTGTGAGAGCCATGATAAAGACAAATAAAAAAGATTAAAAAAGACTTGCTTTATGTGTTTGTATAACTATAAATACATCATAAAGAAGTGACCAGTATTGACACAGTACCAATGGATGATTGGTTATCCCTAGAGGATATGGTGGAGTGTCAATATATAAGAACTCTAAGAGTTGCTTGGTCGCTTCGCTCTTAGGGTTTTTATTTATAGTAAATAATATGTACAAGATAGATATAATACTACATAGAGACAGCAAAACTGTGATCGTAAAGAAAACAATAGAGGATATAGAGTTTACGATAAAGAAACAGATAAAGAAACATGAAAAGATAGATCTAAAATGAATACAGAAAAAACTAGATGAAGAAATAAATAGAGAATTTTTATTGTCATAAAGCGACCCATGAAAGATACTTATTACTTCTCGCATGATTGTAACGCAAGAGATGATGAAAAGATCATGCTGCTGAGAGCAAAATATCATCGAGAATGATATTGAATATGGTGGTTGATGGTTGAAAAGCTATCAGAAGCCACATGATATAAGTTATTAGTAAGTAATAAGTTAGTTATAAGTCAGTTATATCTTGCTAATATGGAAGTTATAAATTACTTATT